ATCACCCCGCGCCGCTCGGCGACGTAGGGGAAGTTGCTGCTGCCCTTGAGTGTGCGGGAGCCGTCGATGTAGCGCGGCAGACCCGGTCCCGTGGTCAGCGGGTTGATGCGCTTCGGGTAGACCAGGTCGCGCTTGGCCTCCTCGAGGACCTCGTCGGTCTCGAAGCCGAGCACGCCGAACATCCGCCCCTTGTCGATGCCTGCCGGCGGATCGTAGACGCCTCCCGGCCTGGCCGAATCGGTGCGGGCGTAGACCCCGGCGAGGATGCCCGAAGGCGGCACCGCGATCTTGTCGGCCGGTCCGAAGACGCTTTTGGCCGGGTTGAGCACCAGCACGCGAGGCCAGTAGATCGCGGCGAACTCGGTCAGCTCGATCAGGGCCGCCGTGTTCTGCACGTAGTCCACGATGCCCGTGGCGCTCTGGTTGGCGGGCGGGTCCAGGATGGCGAAGACCGTGCCGTCGCGGTCCACCTCGCAGTAGGCGACCATGGCGTTGTGAACCGCCGAGGTCGCTCGTCCCGGAACCAGCAGCATCGTCAGGTCCTGCACCTGGTCGAAGGCGTTGAGGCCGGTCTTGCCTGCCTCGGAGCCGACGAAGTCGCTGTCGTCGAGCCCGGTGAGCCCGTCGTTGCCCCCAGCGAGCTGCACGGTCTGCACGTCCGGCACCGGGTGACCGGCCAGGAGCTGGTCGATGACCCGGATGAGGTTGGAGCCGCTTCGCTCGTCGTTGACGATGGCCTCGATGTAGCGAGCGTGGCTGGGGTCCATCGAGAGGTTCGGGAAGGTCTCCCGGTACACACCGTCCTCGATGACCGCCAGGTCGAAGGCCTCTGCTTCCCCGTTGGTGGCGGCGCGAACCTCGGCTTGGACCTGATCGGCGTAGGCACCAGGGTCCTTGCCTTCCACCCGGACGGCGTCGGCCGCCCCGGAATCGCTGCCGCTGTGCAGGTCGTTGTCGAAGCCGAAGGCTGCGGCCGTGGCAGCCTGCACCTGCAGGCTCACCGCGGCTCCCGTTCCTACGGTGCGCAGCTCGATGACTCCTCCTACCCCAGCGGTCACCTCGACCGACGGGATAGCCGTCTCGACGGCGGTCTTCACCTCGCTCACAGAGACGGCTCCGAGGTCGGCGACATTGCCAGCTCCGGAAACCGCACCGGCGGCGAAGCCCAAGGTCGGGTTGGCGGTTCCGCCGGTCACCTCGACCTGGCTCGAAGATCCCTCGGTGTCGCTCGACAGGGTGAGAATCCCTGCTTCCACCGTGGCCTTGCCGTCGGCGATTTGAGCGTTGATGGCCGCCGCGAGCTCGTCGGCCGTGGCTGCGCCGATGTCGGCGAAGTCGGCCGTTGCCAGGGTCACGGTCTGCTCTGCGCCTCCATCGAAGCGGAGGGTAAGCGTCTGCCCGTCCGCGAGCGCGAACGGTCCGGCGCCGCCTGCCGGGATCTGAGCCGCCGACCCGTTGAAGATCGCCTGCTCATCGGCACCACCATCGACCGAGACAACGATGCGGTCACCGTCATCCAGGATGAAGGGCTCGGCAGCGGCCGAGACCACCAGGGCCGGGGTGGGCGCGCCGGGCGTAGTCAGCATTCCAAACGAACGCACCGCGGTTGCGGTGGCCGGGTCGGACACGTCGGTGTGATGAACCGTGCGCACGACCCACAGCTGACTGCCGCCGTTTTCGAAGAAGCCCATGGCGGCGAGCGCCAGGTCCGAGTTAGGCGTGAAGCCACCGAAGCGGTCCTGAAACTCCTCGAAGGAGCTGCAGAGCACCGCCTGATCGATGGCCCCCCGCTCGGTGATGCCGACCATGCCGGCGACCGAGGTGGGAAGTCCCGGAATGCCCCGGACCTTGGGCTCCTCTTCGACAACGACAACCTTGGAAGAAAGTAGTTGTCCGCTCATGGGTTACCTCGTCTTCTTGCGTCCGGAACGCCGCGACGGCTTCCGGCTGTTGGTCTTGGGTTTGGGTGGAGGCGCCTGTCGCCGGACGCACAGCTCTCCCGCGCGCACTGCTCGAATGACGTCGGGCAGCGCCAGCACCGCCTCGTCGAGGCCGGCGACCGACTCGCCCGCGGGGATCGTCACCGCCCGGGCATGGCGCTTGCCGCCCTGCAGCGTGCAGACACAGCTGCCCTTCGCCTCGCAGTAGACGTCGTGGATCAGGTTGATGACCGCGATCCGCCGGCTGGCGTTGGTCAAGGTGGTATTCATGGCGTTCCTCCCGGAGGGATGGCGTCCGTGTCCAGGCCGAGCTCGGCGACCTCCTTGCCCCGGTCGAGGGGGAGCCCCTCGTCGATGTCGAAGCCGCGAACCACGAACCCGCAGTTGAAGGCGCGAACGTCATCGGGGCCGTCGAGCCGGGTCTGGAAGTCGCCCTCGGGGTCCATCTCCCAGCGCACGGCTCCGGCGCCCTCGTCGTCCGGGTCGCGCGGCAGCTCGAGCCATCGGTTTCGGTTGAGAAAGGTGGCCACCGCCGCCATCAGGTTCAGCAGCTCCACGGTGCGGTCCGATGCCGCGGTGATGGTGAAGGACAGGTCCACGGTGAACGGCGGGCGCCGCCTGAGAAGCTCGGGGCCGCTGGATCCCGGGACCACGTCCTCGTGGGGCTCGTTGGTGGAGAAGAACCTGTTTTCGTTGACCTTCGGGCCACTCAGCACCACCGAAGGCAACCGCGAGAGGGCGACCACGTTCAACCCGTCGATTGTCGTGTCGTCGTAATCGACAGACACGGTCATGCTGGTGTTGGCGATGATCTGACGCTTGAGCTCGCGCAGCAGCCCGCGTACCAGCCTCGTCAGGTCGGCCTCGCGGACGATGCGCGGCCTGAGAAATCGATAGCATCCGCCCAGCACGGCCTCTTCACCTGGCACCGGAGCGCCGCTGGCGTCGAGGTTGCGCAAGGTGATGTCGACGACCGCCTCTGCGTGACCGGGCGTGCGGACATCGGCCAGGGAGACTCCGCCCTCGTCGCGCACGGAGACCACATCGGCAGGAACATCGCCGAAGAGCACCTCGAACCGAGCCGCGAAGCCCGAGCCCGTGATCCGCACCAGATCCCCACCGGAGGCAGGACCGGCCGTGGGCGAGATGGTATTGATCGCGGGGGTGGCCATGGTCAGACCCCTCCCTTGCCAATGCCGAGCCCCATCAGCCCGGCGACCCGGCCGAGGAAGCGCTTCTGCACTCCCTTCTGGAACTTCTGGAACGCGGGCCGCAGGAACGGGCGCGCCGGGATCTGGACCACCACCACGCCCTTGCCCGAGCCGCCGCCGCTGGCCTCACCTGCCACGCGCAGCAGCGCGAACAGGAACCGCCGCATGGCGGGTGTCATGGGGATGATGATCGGACCGGCGCCGAACTCCTGAACCTGGGCCACGTCGACGAGCGACTTGCCGTTTTTGCCTCGGGCCTTGCGCGGAACGCCCACGAAGGCCTCGTCTCCTTTGACGATGGCGGCAATGCCGTTGCGCAGGTCGCCGCTCACCATCAGGGCCTTGGTGCCGCCGCGACCCTTCATCTGGCGCGCGGCCAGGGTCAGCGGCGACGGCGGCTTGAGCGATTCTCCTCCAGGTGCCTGGCGCGTGATGCCCTGCACGATCTCCTTGCGCAGGAGCTGTGCTTCCTGGCGAAGCGCGGTCCCCACCGCCGCTTTCAGCTTCACCGGGCCACCTGCCAGCAGGCGACGGGCCACGGCCCAATCGCCGCTCTTGCGCACCGAGGTCATTCGCGCTCCTCGTGCTTCAGGTCGGGAGCGTGCCGCTCGAGCCACGAGATGGCCTTCTGCGATGCCCGGTTGACGATGCCGCCCCGGCGAACCGTCGCGGCGGACAGCTCGAGCATCCGCTCGGCCATGTCGATGTCGGTCTGGTCGCAGCCGTAGTGCTCTAGCCGCCTGGCGAGTCGCTTGAGGTCGGGGATCTCACCGAAGCGCCAGAAGTGCAGCTCCATGTTGCAGCGGAAAGCCTCGGCCTCATAGGCAGAGCGCGCCGCGCTGGAGACCAGGTATCGCCCGGCGAACTTGAGCCAGCCGTCGCGCAGGAGCTGCTCGACGTGCTGATGCTCGTGGACGCAGACGGTGATCTGGTCCCACAGGCCGTAGTGCTCGTGGGGGACGCCGACGTCGAAGGGCGTGTAGATCCGCTTGCCGATGGTCGTGGTATAGCGCCGCAGGAAGTCACTCTCGTCGAGCACGTCGATCCTGGCCAGGAACATCCCGACCAGGCGCATCTCCCAAGCGCTTCGTTTGTCGATGACGCGGGTTCCGTAGGTGCGGGTCATCTGCTTCCAGAAGTCCCGCACCAGCTCGGCGCTCGGCTCTGCCTTCCGGATGGTCTCTCGTTCGATGGGGCTCATCGGTCACCCCCTCCGCACTCGCTCTCGGGCACGCAGGTGTGTCCAGTGCCAGCGTCCCCGCCGAGATCGGATTCGCAGCAGACCCACGGCTCGTCGCCACCGGCAACGTCATCGCAGGTCATCACACGCTGCCACTGGCCCTGCTTGTCGCAGATCTCCACATAGGAGCCGTTGCAGCGGGTCTGCATGTTGGCGCAGACCGGGACGCAGGCTTTCAAGGTCGCGGCAAGCGCGAGCACGATCATTGTTTCTCTCACTGGTTCCTCCTTGCGCCCTGCTGCCGGTCCTCGAAGGTGACGAGCAGCAGGTTTCGCCGGGGCCGGGCCATGTTCAGGCCGAAACCGATGGGCCGCGCCTCGGTGATGAAGAGCCCCGGCGGCGTTCGCACCTGCTGCACGAGCTCGCCGGCCTTGTCGTAGATCGCGCCGAGGCGATCTCCGGGACGCAGCAGCGCATCGCCGCTCGCGGCGTCCACAAGCCCCATTCGCTCGAGGTCTTTGAAGTGGAAGACCAGGTCGATGCGGCTCTTGGGCGCATTGCCAGAGGCGAGCATGCGCAGCTCCTCGAAGGCCTTGGTGTCTACCTGGCTCGGAACGCGAATCGGCGGATGCTCCTGGCGGATGCGCTCGCCGATTCCATCGTCGTCCTGGTCCACGAGCACCGGCTCCTTGAAGTCGGGGTCATAGCCGCCAGTGAGCGGACCGGCCCCATCCGGGTCCATCGTGGTGGTGGCGTGGGTGTCGAGCCGGAAAAGCTCGGCCAAAAAGGCGAAGATAAGGCGTCCGCGCATCAGGCCGCCCCCAGTCCGAATGGCCGCTGGTATCGACCGAGGATGCCGTCGATCTCCGGGTCGCCGGTGAATGCCCCGGATTGCTGCACGCGGTCGAGCTTGTAGCTCTGGTCTCGGGTACGTTCCTCGATGATGCGCCAGCGGTTACGGGCGTCGCCGGACATATCGTCGTCGGCAAGCGGCGCCATCCAGCGCAGCACGAGCAGAATGCAGGCGCGGCGAATGGCCAGCGGAACCCGGCCTTCCACCGTGCCGTCCGGCTCGGTGTAGCCCCACAGGCCCTCGGCCTCTACGTTGCCCTGGCCCCTCGGAAACACGCGGTCGTGCCTCAGGGTGAGCCGGGGGCCGTCGAAACCGGGCTGCACGGGAGCGCCCACCACGACGATGTCGTCGGAATCCGTGGACAGCTCGGTGTCATCGATCGCCAGGCGGTCCACGCGAATGGGTGGCGCGGGCGGCTCGATGCTCCGAGCGCCACTACCGTCGAGACGGTACACGAGCGCCCTGGGCTCAAAATACCAGCCCGTCACCCGGTCGATGAAGCCGCTCGCCTCATCGATGAGGGCGGTCAAACGGTCGTCGCTCGCCTGAGCCGCCGTCAACCCCTCGTCGCGTAGACCTTGGACGGTCGCGTACACGTCACTTCCCGCGTCCCTTCTTGCCCGAGCCCTTCGCCGCAGCGGTCGCTGGCTTGGGGTCGTCGGGCAGATCGCTGGTGGTCACGGCGCCGTCACCGCGCGCTTCGGATACCTTGATGTCGTCGTCCGCGGTTTTGCGTGGCGTGTTGGCGTCCTTCTCCTTGGCGTCGAGGGCCTTGGCCTCGTCCGCGGTGCAGACGTCGAAGGCCAGCGGCGCATGCTCGTCCGTCGCCACCTGGCGCACCTCGCGCAGGTAGTCGGCGACGGCCTTGTCCACCCGGTACCAGCCTCGCTCCTCCTGGAACTTGATGCCGCGATAGGTGTAGCGGCGAAGGCGATGGCCACGCCGGGGGTCGTGGGGCTTGAGCCGAACGAGTAGAGTCTCCATGGTTTCGGTCTCCTTCCCTTAGAGCTGCACGTTGATGCACTTGCAGGCGCCGGGCTCCTCGGCGTACTTCGTGTCGAAGCGCAGGGTGGCCACGATCTTGAGCGTGCCCTCGGAGATGTCCCGGGCCGACTCGACGCGGATCTGCCGCCAGATGCCCACGTGGACGTTCTTGGGGTTGCACAGCAGGATGTTGGTGCGGTCGTTGGTCGGCCCCAGGTCCTCGGGGAACAGCGGAATGGGCTGTACGGGCACGCCCGAGTACAGCACCGGGGTGTCTCCCTCGAGGAACTTGTCGCCCACGGCGGTGGCGCGCTCGGCCAGGGTGTTGCGGTAGTCGAGATCGGCGTCGACGCTGGTCAAGAATCGCATCGCCTTCTTGTCCCGCAGGTGCTCGGACGGCAGCGTCTTGAGCATGTCGCGGAGCAGGTCCTTGGCGATAGCGCTGGCCGCCGCGTCGACCACGTTGCTGGTGGCCTGCACGAGGATGCCGTCCATCACCGCGAGGAAAGGATCGGCCGAGGCGGTGTCGCCGTTGATGACCACCTCCTCCATGTCGCGGGAGATGGCCTCGGCCATCATCTCCATGATGGTCTGGCGCAACTCGCCCCGCTCGATGCTGTCCTCCAGCGTCTCGTCCGAGAGACGGACTTCGGCCTTGAACAGCTTGGCGTCGAGCTCGACCGAGGACAGGTCGGGCTTGGACCGGTCGGCGGGCGCCAGCGCGGTGGCCTCCGCTCCGGGCCGCAGGATGCGGCTGCCGAACTTGATCTTCGAGATCTGCTGCTTGGGCGACGCCATGGGGACGACGGTCGCCAGTTTCAGAAGCACGGACTCCTTGACCAGCAGGCGCATGAACTTCTGGGCCTGCGCTGGCTTGAGGATGCCGCCCCCGGCGGTAAGGTCCGCGAGGGCGAGGTCCGCCTTCTCCAGAATGGTGCGGTTGCTCATGTAACTCATCGGATTTGCTCCTTCTCCCTGCCG